CAGACCGTAGCCGCCGTCCACGGTCCATGTGTCCATGGCCACCAAGTAGCCGCCGCGCGTAAACAGCGATTGGAAATTGAGCGCCTGCGCTGCGCCGCCGATGCTGTTCACCGGCAGGTAGTACGCGGTGAGGCTGTTGTTGGCGATAAAGAACAGCCGGTTTTTGTGCGCATTCACATGCGTGAAGGTGCTGGGTAAGACGCCGGTGATGGCGGCATTAATGTTGGGCGTCACCACTGGGGCGCCGGTTGCCGGGCTCGCGCTGGGCACGCTAAGGGCGATGTAGGTGAACGTGTTGGCGCCGGTTCGCACAATCACAAACGTGCCGTTGTAGGCGGTCTCAGTGGCGCCTGTGATGGTGACCGCCATGCCGGTCTGCAGGTTGTGCGCGCCGCTCATGGTGACGGTGCAGGCGGTGCCAACGCTGGTGATCGAGGTGACCGTCACGCTGAACGCGGCGCTGAAGATATTGCCCCAGCTGGTGCCATTCCAAACGATAGGCAGGTCGGCGCCGTTCACCGCCACCAAGAAATGGCCGCCCGGCGTGCCGAAGACCACTTTGCGGAACGAGTCGTTCGACAGGTGCGTGAGTGACGGCGCAGGCGCCGCGCCCGCAGTGCTGACGTCGTAAATGTTCGCGCCCGCAGCGGCGAACAGGCGCGCCCCGCCGCTGGCCGGCGAATAACTCATGAGCGTGCGCGCGGTGCTGGCAAGGCTGGTGACGTGGCTCGAGTAGCCTGGCCGCACGCGTACCGAGTACGGCAGGCAAAAGAAGTTGTCGAGGATCACCGCCTCGTTGGGTTTCTGCTGCGCCAAGGCGTCGCGGGTATTCCAGCCGCCGGTGGGCGCGGGCACCGAGACCGTGCGCGAGATCTGCGCGCGTTGGGCCGCTTGGCGCATTAGTTCCAGCTTCCAGCCGGCACAATGACCACCGGCGGCACGTCGTACTTGGCGCCGGTCATGGTGAGCGTGGGCTTGGCCCCGTCGCGGTTCATGACGTCGAGCAGGCGGGCTTCGTACTTGCGGAAGTCTTCTGCGTACTGCAGGCCCTTCGCCGCTTTCCAGCGCCACACCGTGCCGAGAATGACGAGCTGCTCGTCGAGCACGGTGGTGTCGAGGTCAGACGTCCACGTCGAAGATCCCACGCCAAGGTTGGTGGTGATCCAAGCGTTTGAAATGTACTCGAACGCGCACGTCTGCCCGGCCGCTGGTACCGGATAAAAATTGATCGCGCCAGAGATAATGCGGAACCGGTTGAACGGCCCGTTGATCTGCATGGCCTGCGACTGTTGCCAGTCCTGCTGGGAATCCGGGCCATACACCGGCCGGCGCAGCGAGCGGTTCCAAATGGTGTTGTTGACGATCCATTCAAACCCGGTGGTGATGGCCGCCAGCGTCGTTTGCAGTTGGGCGGCCACCGTGGTGAACGTGGCTTCCTGCTGCAGGGCCTGCCACGAATAGCGCGACAGCTGCTCGCGGCCTTCCTCGAGGCTGAGCTCGAGCAGCTGGATCACCTGCGGATCTGTGCTGGTGACCACCGCGTTCGGCGCCAGAATGCCAATGCGCCGGCACACCGACTGAATGAGTTGCAGCAGCGTGAGGCTGCCGCTGGCACTGGTCGCGGGGACTACGATTGTCACTGTTTAGATCACCTTGAATTGCGCAATGACCATCACTGCCACCACCGGCAGCGTCAGGTTCCAAAACCACGAATGAAAGTTCCACACGCGAGGATCTGCCCAACCCCACCAGGGCAGGTTGGCGCGGCGTCCTTTGCCGTAGTGTTCAATCCACTTGTATTCGGCCTGCGCGTGTTCGCGGCCAATGAATACGCCAGCGCCCAGCGCAGCGCCGGCCCACCAGTCGCCGGTGGCAAAGCCCCACACGGATTGCAACGCAAGGGCAATCAGCAAGTGTTCAAGTTCAAACAGCAGCCGAGACATCATCGGTCTTTTCCCGTTCTGCGTTACGCAAGGCAGACACAAGCCCCTCGACGTTTCGCATTGGCTGCGACAACAGGTAGTCGTGAATAGCTTTCATCAGCGATTCCGGGATCAGGTATTTCGGTTCCATAATTACCCCACCAGCAGCCGGCGAGTGGTGCCGCCAGCGTCTTTGATTGTTATGTATCCCGCTTGTGCCACCACGCCAGCGGTGTAAGTGCCGTACTGCACAACGCCAGTGCCCTTTGTAATGAGAGATAGGTCAATGTTGGTGTCGGAGCCGGTTGCAGTCATCTGCGGGCTTGTTCCGGCGACTGCACCTCTTACAGTGAGGTAATTAACCGCGCTTGTTTGGTTTCCGTTAATTGCAAACTGCACCGCCGGAGCGGCGACGTTTGAATAGAAAAAATGGAAGCCGGTGCCTTTAGTGAGGTATCCCACACTGATGTTTGTATCCGAGCCGACCGCACGGAATTGCGGAGAACCACCCGCAGCACCACCCAATGCTTGAAAATAGTTTACGGCCGATGCCGTGTTTGACACGGCGAACTGCGTCGCGCTTCCGTTTGCCAGTTGCATGTCTCCCGACACACTGTCGAAGGCCATCCATGAAGTACCAAAAACGGTAGTTCTAATGCCTGCATTCAAACTGCCGGACGCGCCAGCGGTGCTGTTGAAATAGACCCGGTCGTTTGCTTTAAGACTGACTGCGCCTTTGTTCGCGCCGAAATCACTCATGGCCAAATCTAAACCAGTCACCCATAGGCCGGTGGCCGAGATCACCGCATCGCAAGTAACAGTGCCTTGGTTTTGCGCCCGATACCCATGCCAGAACACCGACTTAGCGCCGGTTGCGTTTGTCCTGACAAAATTGTTGACGATGCCCACACAAGCAACGTCGTAACCGCTGTCAACGCAAATGGTTTCGTAGGGGTTGAGGTACACGCCATCAGCGCCAGCAGTCATGTCGCCGGCAAAAAGCCCCGCTGCCGGGTTAGCTAGAAAGTTGGTGCTGCCGGCGCGGGTTCCGGAAACGAAAGCGGTGCCGTTGTACGCAACACAATCACCCTGCCCGTAGTTGTCCACCTTGGTACGGTAAGCGCACGCCTGTGTTCTGCCGTCGTTTCCTGACGTTGATTGGTTCCAGCCGCTGGTGTTGTTCAGATAGGTAAAGTGCGGATAGACCTCGTTGACATACACATACCCAGTCGTCGGCTGTGTCAGCGTGGTTGCACCAGAAATGTTGTGCCCCACCGGAAATTGGCAACGGGTCAGGTCGCCGTCAAACGCGGTCAACAGGCTGTTGGCGCTGCCCGTGCTTGCCGGCGCTGCGTTGGCGTTCGCGTACCACGGGGCCAATTTGCGGTTCGATGCGTCAGCAATCTGGCCAACACCCCACCAGCTGCCGGGAACGGTCGTGTAATTCACGAACGTGGTGTTGTAGGTGCCGTCCGGCACATAAACCTTGGGATAAGCACTGACAGCCGTTACCGTCGCCGTGTTGTTCGTCACGCCATCCCCAACCGCGCCGAAATCGTTAATGCTCACCGTGTCCCGGTCGTCGAGCAGAACGTCCGCAATGGTCGTGGTCGCGTACCCGGCCTTGCTGCAAACAATGTCGTAGCGGCCGTCGGCCGCATAGAACTGCAGGCGGCCGGTGTCAGAGCTGGTGGTGGGGTTCGTCAGCGCAGTGACGCCGTTATCCGAATACAGCGACGCGAGGGTCGTGGTGCCGGTGAGGTACACCGCGCAGCTGGCGCTGGCCAGCGGCGCGAGTGAGCCGCCAACAACGGTGGCAATGTCGTTGACGTACTTTTGCATTACGCGGCCTCGTCAATGGTGCGGCGGTGCCGCTTGGGTTTGTCGTCTTCCAGCGCGTCAAGGCGCGCGGCTAACCGCTCCACCTGGTCGCGCAGCTGGCGGTTCTCTTCTTTTGCCAGGGCGAGCTCGCGCACGACGGGCTCGAGGTCTTTCTTCGCCTGCAGCTCGGCTTTGGCCATGTCGCGCAGCACGCGGCCGTCGAGGCCAATTTCGCCCAGCGTGGTGTCCGGGCAGGCGGCCAAGTCCTCGAGGGTCGGGAACTTCGCGGCCAGCTGTTCCCGGCGGCTTTTCAGAATGCGTTCCCACGTCATGAGCGGCGTGCCTTCGCGCGGCAGCTCGCGGCCGGCGCGGTATTCGCTCAGCGCGTTCTTGAACTGCGCCACCCAGCTGTGGTCGTAACGGCCCTCGCGGGCTTCGCGGCCTTTGCGCTCGACGAAGTCGTCGGCGAAAAACTCCATGGGGTCGCCACGGTGGCCATGCGGGGTGATGCGAATGAAGGTGACGAGCTTCGGCACTTCATAGCCGGCTGCGGTCGACTGCTCGGCGTCGACGCCGTGTTCGCGCTGAACGAAATCAAAAAACGGAATGCGGTTGTCCATACGTCTCCTTAAGCGGTTGCGCTTTGTTCTGAGCGCTGTCGAGCGCCCAAAAAAAAGCGCCCTCCGAAGAGGGCGCCCCAAGGCCAACAGGCCGAATGCTTAGGTGATAGCACCCTGCGCAAACGGACGGTTGAACGTGACGTTGTTGAAGTGGTTCGTGCCGTCGTTGAACGTCTCCGTGGCAGTCACGGAGCCGGTGGCGGACGCGTTGCTGGCCAGCGTCACCGTCCGGTTGTCCGGATCAATGGCGGTGATCAGCGAGGTCGTGATGCCGGTGCCAGACACCGAGCCACCAACAAACCAACCGTCGGTGTTGGACACCCGCAGAATGGGCGAGCCGTTCTGGGTAACGGTGTTGGTCTTGGCCACGGTGGTGGAAGACGGCCGGGTTGAACGGCAGTTCACCAGCTGCTTGCCAGCGGAGTTCGCGCCAGCCTGACCGGCGGCCACAATGCCGATTGCGGTGTCAGCCGCAACCGAGGCAGACGACCACGCGACGTAAGAGCCGGAGATCACGATCCACAGGAAGTAGGTGCCGGTGGCAAAGCCGCTGGGGATGGCGTTGAGGTTGAACCCAACAGACTTGCCCAGGTTGGCCGTGTTGGCCACCAGCGTCGCAGTGAAAGAGCTCGCGACGTCGTAGGCCAGCACGGCACCGGTACGCAACGGCGTGCCGGTGGTGAAGCTGAACTGGACGTACATCAGTTCCTGGCCGCCCCAGTAGGGGTCGACTGCGGAAACGACAGTACCCAGCGGATGGCGCTGAACGGTGTCGGGGGTGTTCCAGTTGCCAATGGCCTGAGAGCCAACGAACGGAACAATGCTTGCGGAAGTCGTCATGTCAGATCTCCTTTAGGCCTTGATCACGCCCTGCAACGAACGATTCGACAGGGCAAGGTTGCCTTGGAAAATGATCGTGCGGACAAGCGCGTCCTGATTGATGGAGTCAACCTCCGGGAGCATGGTCATGTTGGCGTCCTGATGAACAACCAGATCCATGTACTCGGTGTTGAGGAAATAGGCGTGGGCCGCCGGAATACCGCCTGACGAATCAAAGAACACGTCGGCCGACTTGTACTTCATGGAGATCATGCCGCCCTTGCCGTTCTCGTCGCTGGTGTAGCGCTTGAGGCTGGTCTGGCTCTGCTCGTAGAAGGTGAAGTAATCGTCGGACATGACGATCAGATCCGGCATATCCGAACCACGGGTGAGGCGAATCCATAGCGGCAGCATCAGCGACTCAATCGTCGAGGCCGACGGGGTGATCGCGGAGCCGCCCTGCAGCGGGGCGGCAGCGGACTGAACCACGTTCTGCCAGAACGAATAGGTGCTGGAGTTGATACCGCCCACCGTGCCGGTGCCCGCGTCCGCCACCAGCGCCTGCAGACCGTTGATCTGGTTGGCGGCGGTGCCGTCGCTGTACAGGTCGGTGCTGAGACCGTTGGCCAGCGAGTTCTGGGCGTTTTTCACCTTGGCCTTGATGAAGTTCACGATGCGGTTTTCGCCACTGTTCGTGCGCATTTCGAGACCGCTGATGGCGATATTCACCGCCACCTGACGCCACGGGTATTCCGCAGCGGAGAGCACGTCGACCGCGTTGATCGCCAGCACGTCGAAACCCGAATAACGGGTGTAGGTGCTGTTGGCCGCGTACTCAAGCGGCATGGCAATGCTGAGACCGCCGTCCTCGAGGCGAACCTTGCCGCCTTCGGACAGGCGCCGAAACAGCGCGTTGTGTTTGGTGACGTTATCCGCCACGTCCTTGCGGTGCGCACGATAGGTCGTGGCCACCAGTTCCGAGAAAACGCCGAAATTGCCGGCGCTAAAGCCTTGCCCTGGAGACGGCATGGTTGGTTACTCCTAAATGGGGTTAAGCGCCAGTCACTCTGCGGAGCGTGGCGCGGATCGTTTCTTCCATGGACTGCCCTGCCGGGACGTCCGTCGGGAGGGCCGGGCGGCTGCGCACATTGACGCTCGCGGCCTGCCTCGCGACTTGCGCCTTCTTCGCCGCTTCCTCGCGTGCTGCGCGGGCTTCCTGTTGGGAAACGGTGGCGCGAGTCGTGGGGTTGGCGTAGACGGCCTGCGCATAGGCGTCGTGCAGGTCTTTGGCAAGGCCGGCTTGTAGAAGCGCGGCCATGTGCTCTCGGACTTGCTCGAAATGCCCATGGTTTGGATCAGCGGCGAACGCAGCGATCTCGCTGTTGAGCGAGTACTGCTCTGCCTGCTGGCCCTGAAGCTGTTGCTGCTGCAGGTAGCTCGAAAGCTGTTGCACCTGCTGCTGGAGCTGCGCGACCTGCGGGTCGACAGCCTGCGGTTCGTAACTGCCGACCTGACCAAGGTCGACGTTGTAGTAACGGGCCATCTGCTGGAGCTTGGCCAGTTTTTCCTGCGGCTGGCCGTAGCGCAGCAGGTGGTCGGTCGCCATTAACTGGGTGACCGCGCCTACAGGGTCGAGGCCCGTCGAGCGCAGCGTCGCCTCAAACGGCTGAATGGCGCGCCCGAAGTCCTGCTGGAACTGCGCGGCCTGCCGGTACTGCTCAATGCCCTTGTGGAAGTCGGCTTCGCGGCGCTCGACCTCGGCCTGCACTTCCGGCGGCAGCGTGCCCCATTTCTCGGCCACCTCTTTGCGCCATGTGTTGGGCGCAGGCCGCGTTTCCGGGGCCTCCGGGGCCGCCTCCGGGGCCTTGGTGAACTTGCCCTGCGCATCACGCGGCGCCACCTCTGGCGCGGCCTCCGGGGCGTCCGGGACGTCCTCGCCAATGTCCCCTGCAGGTTCCAAGCCGCGCTCGCGCAGGCTTTGCAGGGTTTCGCGAATGGTGTCGTCGATCGACTTCGGGGCTTCGGCCTCGACCTCTTCGACGTCGGCGGTTGCGCCTTCGTTTTCGAGCATGCGGACTCCAGAAATGAAAAAACCCGCACAGGGCGGGCTAGAAACAAAAAAGCCCGCACGAGGCGGGCTTGGTGTAGGGCGTTTTGGGCTTAGGCCAGCGCGGCCTGAATGACTGCCCAGGCCTGCGCTGGCGTGTTCGACTGGGCCACCTGCACCCAGCGGCTGCGGCCGGCGTAGGGCGCAATCACGCCCAAGGCGTAGACGTCGGTCAGGGTGGTGCCCACCGGGATGAAGTTCTCAAACACAACGGTTCGGGCAGTGCCGTTTGGATCGGCCTCTGCAATCAACTGCGCTTCGGTGAAAGCCATTTGTTACCTCACAGGGCGCGCAGTGCGGCGCGCTTTTTCTCAGGGGAAAGGTTTGCCCACACCGACTGCGCGGTGCGCTCGATTGCCCGATCGCGGGCAAGCTCGTCGTTGCGCCGGATGCGGGATGCTTCTTTCTGCTCCGCCTCGCGCCCCTCGTAGGGGCGGCAACCGCTGCGGCGCAGGTCTTCACGGCGGCCGGCGCGGCCATGCACCACGCGTCCGTCGATGGGGCTTTCGTAATCGGGCAGGTCGCCCACCACATACGGCGCCGCCGGACGGCTTGCGCGGTAGTCTTGCGCCAGAATCAGTTCGCCGGTCTCCGGGTGCTGGATGTATCGCGTTCTCATAGCAGCAGCAGAATCTCCTCGTCGTCTTGTTCAAGCCATTGGTCCCAGCGGCGTGCTTGCAGCGCCTCGAGCTGTGCGGCCACGGCCTGCAGCTGCGCGACATAGGCCGACCAGTCTGGCTGCGGGGCCGGAACCGCAAGGCCCTCGACCAAGTCCGGCGCGGCGGCCTTCAGTTCAACCAGTTCGCGCGTGATGCGCTTGCGCACGGCCTTCGCCTTGCGCGTCGTCCATATCTCGACGCGCGGCACATCGTCGCCGCCGATTTTGCTGGGTACTTCGGGCGCCGGCCCTAGGCCGACCTGCGCCAGCAGAGTGTCGTCGCCCTCAACAAGCGCAGCAGTGACAGCCCATACGGGCGTCTGCTGGCTTAGCAGCAGCGACATGGTTTAGTACGCGGCGGTTTCCGCGTATTCCACGGACACTTGCAAGCGAATAACTCCTGCGGCGCCCATCGCGATGCCGTTCGTGATCACAAAACCCTCGTTCTGGGCCAGCACCAGCGGATAGTCGCCCGAGTCATAACGAAGAAGGTCTGCGGTTGGCATGCTAGTGCCAACGCCAGTGCTCGAGCCGCCCGTGATACCCATACCCGCCGTTTCCAGCGTTCGAGTGCCGGCCGTCAGCGCGCCGGTGCTGGAAATGCGAATGTCTGGGGCCGACGTAATGTTGGTGAATGAATTGCGGTGCTTGTTCTGGCCGGCGGTGAACAACGCTGTGCCGCCCGAGTCACTGCCCGTGAACGAGTTGGCGCGCAGCATCTGATAGTCCAGGCCTTGCGCCGTTGTGAACGCCGTGGTCGTGATAAACCCAATCGACAGCCGGCGCACCAGTATTAAATTGCTGCCGGTATTCCGAAACGAAAACACAGGGCCGTTGGCCGCCACGCCCGTCAGCGCGCCAGACGCGCCGCTGACCGTGAAATAGCCAATGACTTCCGCCGGTCTTATCGATACCCGCGCTGCACGAAACGTGGCGTCAACTTCCTGAGTCGTTCCGCCGTTGCCCTGAATTTGAATTGCCATTTAGTTCCACACCCATGCGATTGTCCACGAGCCGTAGGCTCGAGGGCTGTCGTTTTTGCCGCGCCGCGAATCGGTTGGGGCTTTTGCGTCAGTTTGCGGTTTGACCGACGCGTAAATCGTGAAGCCCGTGCCCGCCACAATGTTGCCCGCCATCACCTGCGGGCCGTCGACCCAGTGCTCATCGACGCTGTGGTCTGCCGTGGCGGTGGGAAATACCCAGGCCTCGACCAAACTGGTCGCCAGAATGCTGTTCTGCCCAGTCACCGTCACGCTGGTGTCGGTGGCGCCCGGAAACGTGCCGAAGTTAACGGTTGTCGTGCCCTGCGCCACGTCAGGCCCCGAACGCCGTCACCAACAAGCTGGTGAAGTTGCAGGCTTGCGTGGCGTTGATGCTGGTGCTTGTCACGATCATGTCCGTGCCGGACGTGCCCACCGTGCCCTGCACGACTGCATTCGTGCTGGTGTCGGCAGCGGGATAAATGCGGAAATAACCCGCCGTCCCCGTGCCGGACGCCGTCACGCTGGCGACTGCTGCCGCTGTCAACACGCCGCTCACGGCAGAACCAAAGCCGCCCGCATTGCCCACAAAGGTCACCAGCAGCGTGCCGGTGTCCGGCGTCGCGCAGTCGGGGGGAATGCTGCCAGTCCAAATCTTGATCTTGCAGCTCGCGCCAATGTCAGTGGCCAGCTGCGTCATGGAGTTGGTGCGGTGAGTGGTGCTGTACTGAATGGCCATTACTCAACCCCGACCGCGCGGCCATCCATCCCGCGCACAATGCGCTTGGGACGATTCACGCCCTCAACCAGCCTGCTCATGCCTTCAATCATCGCGGCCACGCTGGCGGCGTTCTGCTCCGCCTGCAGCGCCATCTGCTGGCCCAGCGCACCGACAACTTCGGCATTCGCAGCCTTCACGGCGTCGCCCACCATCGAGCCCAGATAGCTGGTCGTCGGACGCATTGGCTCCGTCGTCCCATCGCCGCGCGAGCCCGCGCCAATCTCGGCTATCACGATCCGCGTCGACGCCTCGAGCTCCGCTTTCCACCGCTCAAACTCCATCTTCTGTTGCGTGGTCATGGCGTCCAATTCGGCCTTGCGCTGGTCAACCTCGGCCTGCAGCTGCTGCTTCTGCATCTCGCGCTCGGCCTGCATCTGGTTTTCCTGCGCCGACTGCTCGGCCTGCGCCTGCTGTTTGCCGCGCTCGGCCTCGACCTGCAGCTGCGCCTTCATCTGCTCGAGCTGTGCGGTGGCCTGCAGTTCGGCGGCGTGCTGCTGGGCCTGCATCTGCAGTTTCTGCGCTTCGGTGTTGTCCTGGCTGGGCGGCGGCGGCGCCTGCATCTTGGTCAGCGCGTCCTCGACGGCCGAGCCCATTCGCGCCCGGCGCACGGCGGCCATCACCAGTTCCCGCACCGCCTCAATCGGCATGACGCCGGCCTGCACAATGGGCGCGAGGCCCTGCATGAGTTGCGTCACGCCCTGCATCAACTGGCTGATGCCGGTTATGTCCTCGTCCTGCGAAGCCGACAGCGTGGAGTCGGTTTCAATGTCGATGTGGTAGGTGCGCGCGGCGTCGTTACGCATCGTGTCGATGCAGGTTTCCCACGTCATCACCTGCGGCGGCTGCGGGGGCGCCGGCGGCGGCTGGCCCTGCTGCGCGGCCTGCATGGCGGCCTGCTGCCACTGCTGGAGTTGCTGCTGCAGCTCGGCCCTCACCTCCGCGTCGTGCGGCATGTTGACCAGCGTCATTTTCTCCAGCGTCTCGGGCTGGAACTTTTCGCTGATGATCTCAGCCTTGATCCGCACAATGTCGCGAATGTAGCGCTGGACTTCGCGCTGCAGGCGCTGCAGGCGCTGCGTGCCCCATTGCGTCTTGATCTTCTGCGCGCCGAACGTCTCGGCCGGATCGCTCGCGGACCGCATGATGTCGGCGATCCCGGTGATCTCGTAAATCACCTGCTTCGTCGCCTCGCGCTGCGCGTAGAGTTCCTTCAACACAAACGCTGCCGTTTCCATGGGCAGCATCCAGATCGCCTTTTCCAGCCCGCCACGCTCGAGCAGCGCAGTGACGTTGGCCGCCGGCACCAGCTCGTTGTCGCCGGCCTTCATGAGCTCGCCGAGCTCGGTCAGCGTGGCGTCGTAAATGCCTCGAACACGGAGGGCCTCGACAATGCCGTTAATCCGGCGCGAAATCTTGTTGAGCTCTTTCGCCTGCTGCTCGTACTGGCTGAACAGGGCCGCGGGCACCAACGTGTCGTGCTGCTCGATGGCGTACAGCGGGCGCGGGCACGGGAAGAAGCCCTGCAGCTTCAGCGGATCTGCCTGCGTCTTCACAGGCTTCGGGTAGCCGGTGGCAATCCACACGACCTGCTGTTCGTCCTTGTCCCAGATCTCCCAGACCTCGGCGGTTTTGAACAGCATTTCCATGTCGGCTTGCGCCTTCACGTCTTCGTCGGCCACGGAGTCCAGCGGGACCGCGTTGCCGATCTCGTTGCCGAACTTTTCGATCAGATCTTCGCGGTTCAGGTGGTGCCGAAACGCCACCCAGCACACGTCGTCCCAGCAGCGGGCGGCGCTCAGGCGAAAGTCGTCCCACTGCACGCGCTCGACGACGACCTGCTCCCAGTCGATCTCCTCGTAAGCGCCCTCTTGGGCCTCATGCGTCGGCTCTTCGTTCTCCTCGAGGTGCGTGTCTTCGGTCACGCCCACCTGCCGGAGGCTGGGAACGTAGCGCACGCGAGACACCGCGCGGCCGGGCAGCAACATGGCCAGCACGTCGCCCTTCAACACAGAGTCGAAGTCGTAGGCGTCTTGGCAGAACTCCAGCGCGCGCGTCAGCACGTCGCTGACCGCCTTGCCCAACGGGTCTTCGTCGTTGTATCGACGGCGAACCTTCGGCTGCGGCAGGCTGTTGTAGCAGGCCTGGCGCAGGGTTTCGGTGTTCGTCCACAGAATGTTGAAGCTCGACGCCATCGGGTTGTCCGGCGTGTACAGCTTGCAAATGTCGCGCGCCTTTTTGCGCCAAGCCTCCTCGCGCTTGGAAGCCAGCTTCAGCTCGAGCTTCCAGCGGCGCGCCACCGCCTGCGGCGACGTGCCGAGGTCGGTGACTTTTTCGAGGCTGGCGGCGTCCATTAGGCGGGGTACAGGTTTACAAGCGCTGACTCCAGAATGGAGTAATCGGTTGCTAATCCGATTTGGTGCATTAACGTAAGCGCGGTTTGGTTTGCCGTGTTTACAGTCATGTAAGTGGCATTGACTGCGCCTCGCCCATATGGTTGATACACGCCACCGCTGTTAATGCAGACCTGTAACGCTTGGTTGTTTCGGTTGGCGATATAGCAACCGAAATTGCCGCTCAGATCCGAGAACGCACCGCTAACGCCCGCAGCAGAACTGCCGCCCAAACGTGTTCTGAGCGCCTTCGTCCCAGCTGACGAAGCAAACGACGCGGAATGCTCCACGCGCAACGCGCCATTGGGCCCCAATGCGCCAGCCGGGATTGTGAGGTTTGCCAGCGCAATCTCGGTCGCCAGCGTCTGAACATAAGCCGCGTTGCTTCCCGTAACGGCAACAAGACTGGTGGGGACGAATGGAATAAACGCTGACGTTGCGCCAGTAGCTCCGCCCTGCTTTCCGGCGTAAACGGTCGCCTGCGTGGTGCTTGAAAAAACGCAGTAGTAAAGGCCGCCCGTGGCGTCTCCCGACACGGCGCCCGCAGGGAAAAAGCACCACGCCTGCGCGTAAGTCGTCGGCAGCGCAGTCGTCAGCGTCAGCGTGCCGTTGGTCGCAATCGTGCCGTCGCTCGGCAGAATGACCGCTAAACCGGTAGCCGCCAGAATAGTCGGCAGAATCGGCTGCCCGCTGCGGCTGAACCAGCGGCCGTTCGAATATATGTCCTGCGGATCTGTTCCGGCCGGCATTTAGGCGTCCTCAAGTCGTCGGCGGGTTTGGCGCCGAATCATTTCGTTGATCGTCAAATCTTGCTGGAACCGTGGCGCAGCTGGTGCGCGCGGTTTCATTTCTTCGCGCCACACCAAGCACGCGTAGCGAAACGCGTCCGCGTAGTGGCTCGTCCAGTCGTGGCGCGGTCGGTCGCGAAAGCACTTTTTGTCTTCGTCGAACTCGCGCTGGTACTGCTTCAAGGCGTCCAAGCCTTCACGGCAGCGCTCATCGAAGTAGGCGTCGGCCAGCGTTAGGCGCGCGGCCTGAATGCCGTCGACGAGTCCCAATTCGGGAACAATGCGAGGCTTCCAGCCCAAGGCTCGAAACTGCTCTTCAATGCTCCGGCCTGTTTGCAGCGACTTCGCCCTGGCGTCGTGCGGCAGCCACAGCCACTCGCCGTATTTCCACCGCTTGGCCTGCAGCACGTCGTTGTAATGCGCAATCGACATGCCGTTGCTGCTGTAGCAGTCGACAAGGCGCAGCTCGTCGCGCACCTGAAACCACCAAATGGCGGTGTCGTCTGAGTACCCAAGGTCGAACACTGCATGTACCGGCAGCGCCGGGTCGTACAGGTTGCGCTTCATGCGGCCCGACTGCTCGAGCTCGTAGAGCTCCTTGCCGAATATGGCGCCCGGCAGCGCGGCGTCGAAGTCGCACTCCATTTCTTGCCGCCACGCGTCGTCGGTCAGCTCGGCGCGCAGGGCCTCGAGCTCTGCAGCGGGCAGCAGGCCTGACTCGCTGGCCTTTATCGTCGCGACGTACCAGTCGTCGCTGGCCTGCGCGTCGCGGTAGGTTTCCCAGAATGAGTTCCGGCCCTTTGGCGTGCCAATCACAATGGCCCAGCCGCTTTTGTCGGCCAGCGCCGGGCGAATGACGTAACCCCAAACAGAGGGCTTCCAGTCGCCGTACTCGTCGGCCACCAGTCCGTCGAAACCAAGGCCGCGCAATGCGTCTGCATTGTCTGCGCCAAACAGCTGAATGCGGGCGCCGTTCGCGAAGTCGACGCGCAGCTCGGCCTCGTTTACCTTCAATCCCGGCAGCGGGCGACTGAAGGTTTTCAAGTAGTCCCACGCCACGGCCTTAGCCTGGCGAAAGAATGGCGCGACGTACGCGAACCGCGCCCCCGGCTTGGCGGTGACCGCGCACTTGATCAGTTCGTTAATGCAGGCGACCGTTTTGCCTGCGCGCCGATGCGCGACGACCACGGCCCACCGCTGCCTGCGGTTATGCAGGCCGAGAAACGCGCGGCGTGGGCTGTAAGGGATCGTTACGACTCGCTGGGCGGCAGCCATGTCACAGCCAGCGGCCCGCCGCTGTCGCCGGTGACCTGCAGCGGGAGCACTTTCCCAACGAGTGTCATGAAGGCGGCCGGGTTTTCATCGGCCTGACGGGCCAAATAGTCGGCGCCGCCCTTTTGTGCGAGGGCCTCGAGGATCATGTCCTTCACGGCCTGCGTGCTTTTGTTGGGCGTGCCTTTTTGCCGCCCACCGCGCCGCTCTCCGGGCGCGCTACCTTTTCCTGCCATTGCTGATCATTGCTTGTTCTGCAATGCCTCCATGCCGGGGTTGCCCAGCCCAGAAACAAAAAAGGCCTGTCTTTTCTGACAAGCCTTGTGCTTGGGGCATAGCTTCGCCCCGACGCCGAATTTATTCAGGTCGAGAAATTTTGCAAGCGCTTTCTGCGAGCCATTCGGCGGCCTCGTCGAGCAGCGCATAGAAGCGCTGGCGGCTTAGGCCGAAACGCCGCGCGCTCACCACCGGCGCCTCGCGGGCAATGTAGAAGGCCAGGACGCAACGCCGGTTCGATAGCGGCAATCGGCGCACGAAGGACTCGACCAAGTCGGCGTCGTCTTCGTCCACTGCGGGTCGAGACTCGTCGGGCTCGATGCCTTCCCATGTGTCGCCGGCGTCAGCTCGGTACATTCGCGCAAAGGCACAGGCCTTGGGGTAGCCGGTCTTGCTGCTGTGGGCCAGCGACCAGTTGGCCCAGTTTTCAAAGCGCTCCTGCCCGCGCTCTATTTTTGCGCTGGACATGCGGCCGCCTTGTCCAACGCATACCGGGCTTCGATCAAATGCTCGCGCGCTTTGTTGAGCCATGCCCGCTTTCTCTCCGAGTTGTTGGTGTCGACCGACTTTTCCGCGACGTCCATCGAGACCTCGAGCAACATTCCTTGCCAGTCAAGCTCATCCATTGGCCGCCTCCAGACGCTTTTGCTGTTGGTGAGTCAAACAGGCCGACATGGCCTGCGCTGGTGTGTCGTGCATGCTCAGGTTCTGCGGCGCGCTCATCAGGCCCGGTCCCCAGTGCGCAATGGCCGCAGCCCATTTGTTACCCCGGCGCCAGACTTGGTAACGGCTTCGCGGCTGGTCGATTGCTTCCAGCCATTTCGTGCCGTGCTTTTCCCAGCGAATCATTTCGACACCTCAAACCCAATGAGCAGCGCGAGGTAGTGCTGGGCTTTCCGCAGGTCTTCAATGCCGCCCTTGTCGCGCCAGCGGGTGACGTACTTGATGACGTTGCCCTCGAAGAACCCGAGGTCGTTGCGGTAGATGTATTCCGCCGGCTGGATGGCCAGCTTCTTGTAGTGGTCGCCGCCCACCTGCTCGTTTAGTGCGCTCATGCGTCGCCCAGGGCTTGGCGCCAACCGGTGTCGAGCGTGGTGATTTGCACCTCGAGCTGGCCGCCGGCGACGCGCTCAGCGCGGTAAATGCTCAGGCTTTCGATCAAATTGTCGTTCTCAATCACGCCGGAGGCCTCGAGGCAGTCCAATACGCTCTTCAGGAGGTTGTCTAAATCGCGCTTGCGTCGATCGGGAGGAAACGCCGCAATGCGAACCTCAAGCGGAACTGCCAAGGCTTTGCGTGCGCGAGCCTGTGCCACTACCGCGTCCACGGCCTTGCGGTACGCCCTGCCCGCTTCGCTTAGTAACGTCCGGCCGGCCAGCGGGCCTCTCGAGACGTGCCGGTAGTAGGTGTTAGCGGACGGGGGCCATGGCAGGGTTAACCGCATTTCAGCACCCCAGCGTCGAACAGGCGTTTTTGCGTTTTGAAAATGGCGACCATGAAGCGCACTGCACGCTCCTCGTTGTTGCCGCCCGAGTAGCCGTCGAGGTCGGTGTGGCAGCGGTGGCACAGATGCGCAGCGCAGAAGTCCCACGCTTTCTGCCCGATACCTTTGCCCAGCGCGCTGCTGTACAGGCCGGAGTAGTGAGCCGCGACCACGGTGCCGTCGTCTGCACCGCACAGCGCGCACGACTGGCCCCGAGCCGCGTCAAGCAACTTTCGCGACTGCATGTTCTGCGTCCCAGCATTCAACGAACTCGATCAGCTCGGCCATTTCCTTTTTGCCCATGCGCGAGCTCCGCCGGTAAATCACGTCGAACCCTTGCCCGTCGAGGGCCGGCATGAACCTGGCGGGTGCGCCGCTGGCCCGCACAAACGCCGCAATGAACAGTCGCTTCCAGTCCTCGAGGGCGAGGCGCTGGCCGGCCCACACATGGCGACGTGCAATGTCGGCCAGCAGCGCGTGCAGCTTGGCGTTTTGGGAGTTGTTGCGGGCCTCGAGGACGGCGCCACAGTCGGGACAGCACTCAACGCTCACCGCACAGCTCCCGTTTTTTCGCCTTGGCTGCCGCCGCGCTCGCGAACCCACCGTGGGCCGACCGGCCGTGTTTCGTTTTTCGCCAGAGCAAGTAAATAAACTTGCCAGTCCAGCGTTCGCCGTCTTGATACTCGAACCTCTCGATTTCCCATGCACCAGCGGTCATGAGCCATGGCTTTGTCCTCTCCCAACCATCAGAAACAGTTTCTGCAGTTCGCGGCGCGCTGTTTCCTGCGAGCTCTTCGGCGCCGGCAGCTGCGGCAGCGCGCGGTACATGCCCTCGTTTTCGCGCTTGCGGGGTTTGGCCATGGCCATGAACTCGGGAAGGCTCGGGGGCCATGCGTGTCCGTTCGCCAAGCATCCGCGTATCCCTTCGCGCAGCTCGTCAGCCGACAAGCCGGAAATTGCCTTCGACCACAACGCCGTCGGCTTGTCGCCCTGCTGGCTTGTCCACTTGTGGCCATACATCTCCGCCATCCGGGTCCAGAACGCCAACACCGTTCTCCCACTCTCGGCAGGCGGCCTTGACTCGGTCGACGGCCGATAGGCGGCCACTGCTTCTGCTGCTGTCTTCACTCGCCCTCCTCACCCAGTTTCGCCATGTGGCCGGCCAGCTGGCCTTGCGGCCCTTTTGCCCAGGGGCCGCCAGCCAGTAGTCCCGGAACTTTTCAAACTCGCGCGCCCTTCGAGGGCCAAGCACCTGCCCTGCCCATTCCCAGTCGTCGACCGGCGGTTCCCAGTTGGCGGGTAAGCGCGAAGCGCGCACCTCTCCCTCTTTCTTGGATCCTTGATGGTTCAATGACGGATCGGGTGCAGATTCTGCGGGGCTGCCCCGCAGATTCTGCGGGGGTGGGGTGCAGATTCTGCGGGGCTGGGGCGCAGATTCTGCGGGGGTCTCCACCACCTCAGCCGGGGCCTGTTCGACCTGAATTCGGTACACCGTCGACCGCCCGCGGCCGTCTTGGCGAGTCACCGCGCCGGCCTGTTCCAAGGCTTTCAGGTGGCCTTGCACCGCGCGCTCGCTGAACCCGGTGCGTTCGCACAGCGTGGCCACCGCCGGCCAGCAAAGGCCGTCTTCGTTCGCAAAATCGGCCAAGGCCATGAGCACAAACTTCGGGCCGGGCGGCAGCTGCAGGGACCAGCAGGCAGAGGAGATGGAAACGCTCATGCGACCTCATTTCGTAGCGTCACTGCGATTCCCTCGAACTATTCAAAAAAAACCCCG